CGGGCCGGTCGCCGCCCGCGAGGCGGGCCGCGCCGCAGCGCGGGAGGCCATGCTGACCGAGCAACGAAAGGTTCTCGATGACCAGGCCAGAATTGCGGGCTCTCCTCACGCTGACCGTGATGCTCTTCTTGAGCGCATGCGCGGGGGTGAGCTTTGAGCGCGTCCCCGTCAATGCCTGTCCGCCGTGGCCCGTCGCCGGTCCCGCCGTCGCCGGGGAGCTGGCGCGGCTGCCGTCCGGCGACTACCCGCACACATGGGAATGGCTCGCGCGGCTCGACAAGCTGCGCCAGCAACTGGATATGACGCGCGATGGACGATTTCGACAGGGCGCAGGAGCGGGAGACGCAGGAGCGCGAGGCGCTGATAGCGGCGCGGAAGCGCTTCCCGCCGCCACCGGCGGCTCCGGTGCAGGCCCGGATATGCAAGGGATGCGGTGAGCCCATCTGCCGAAGCCGTCTTGAGGTCATGCCCGACGCCGCGCGCTGCATCGCGTGCGAGGAGTGGCAGTCGCGCTTGCGAAAACTCTACCGGGGGAAACGGTGAAATTCGTACTCGAATACTGGCCGATCATCGGATTTGCGTTCAACGTTGTGTTCGGCTGGCTTCTGTACGCCGCCCGAAAGGAGTTCGCCTCGAAGGCCGATCTCTCCGATCTGTCCAGGCGCATCGTCGTCGTGGAAGCCTCCTCAGCCTCGCTGCCGACCGCGCTTCAGGAAATCAGCAAGATACGCCTCGATCTCGCCAGCATGGTCGGAGAGATGAAGGAGACCAACTCGGCGATTCAGGGGCTCAAGCTCGAAAAGGACGCTGAGATGCGCGGCATAGAGCGGCTCGTCGAGCGCGTTGAACAGGCCGTGACGCGGCACGAACAGATTTTTTCCGATGTGGCAAGGAGCAGCAGGTGATGGAAGATATAGCCGAGGAATGGATGCGGCATCTGCGACTGTCGGTTCTGCGCTCGCTGCTCGATCTGCCGCAGAACATCGGCCACGAAAGCATGCTCGTCGATCTCGTCAACGCCATCGGCATCGGCGCCGACCGCGATCAGGTGCGAGGCGTCGTCAAGTGGCTCTCGGATCAGGGGCTTGTGACCTGCGAAGTGAAGCGCGGCGCGCTCGTCGCCTCTCTCACTGACCGAGGCGAGAGCGTTGCTGAAGGCAAAGCCAATTATCCGGGCGTCAAGCGGCCATCCCGCGCGCTCGGCGTCGCGGCCGCCATCGCCCTCGACAGGCTGAAGGAGTGACATGGCGCACCCGCCCGAAACCCGCGCCTCGCTGCGCGCCGACTATGTCTATAACCGCCTCCCGCTCGAAGCGGCGGCGGAAAAGCGCGGCATAGGTTACGCCACCGCGCGGCGCTGGAAATCGGACGCCGCGAATGAGGGCGACGACTGGGACCGCGCGCGCTCGGCCGCGCGGCTTGCGGGCGATGGCTTGCGCACGACGACGCAGCTCATCCTGGAGGATTATCTCGTCCTGCATCAGGCGACGGTGGATGGCGTGAAGGAATGCCAGGAAGCATCGGCCATCGAGAAGGCGGTCATCCTCTCGCGGCTTGCGGACGCGTTCACGAAAACCATGGCGGCGGTGAGCAAAGCCTCGCCTGAACTCTCCCGCCTCGCCGTCGCCACCGACGTGCTGCAGCGGCTCGCCTCCTATGTCAGCGAGCGGCACCCCGACCGGATCGAACATCTGCTCGACATCATCGAGCCCTTCGCGGCGGAGCTTGCCAAGGAATACGGCTGATGGCGCGGCACACGCAAAAGCTGACAAAAAAGGAGTTCAAGGAGCTGATCGCCGGTGTGGCGATCGAATTGCGCCGGAAGGTCGAGGCGGAGGTCACGGGGCTCGACGAAACCCCGAAGGCCGTCGCCGCCCGCCGTGCGCGGGCGCTCGCGCCAGACGGTTATGAGTTTTTCGCGCGGACCTACTTCCCGCATTACGTCCGCTCACCATCGTCGTCGTCGCTGCACCGGCATCTCTACCGGAGGCTCCCGGAAATCATCGCCGACCCCGCCGGGCAGAACGACGTCATCGCCGCACCGCGCGGCGAGGCGAAGTCCACGCATTGCAGCCAGATTTTTCCTCTCTGGTGCATCGCGCGCGGCGCGAAGGACTACATCCTGCTCATCATGGATGCGTTCGATCAGGCCGCCTCGATGCTTGAGGCGGTCAAGGTCGAGCTGGAATGCAATCCGCGTCTCCGCCTCGACTTTCCGGAAATATGCGGCCAGGGCCGCGTATGGAAGGAAGGCGTCTGCGTCACGGCGAACGGCAGGAAGGTTCAGGCATTCGGCACTGGAAAGCGCCTGCGCGGCCTCCGCCACGGCCCGGCGCGTCCCGATCTCGTCATCCTCGACGATATCGAGAATGACGACAATGTTCGCAGTCCCGAGCAGCGCGACAAGGTCGAGGCGTGGGTGGACAAGGCGGTCATGAATGTCGGCGCCGCCGATGGCACACTCGATATTCTGTATATCGGCACGGTGCTCCATTACGACAGCGTGCTGGCGCGCAAGCTGCGCAATCCGATGTGGCGGCCGCTCAAGCTTGCATCCGTCCGCCGCTGGCCTGATCGCATGGATCTCTGGGACAGGTGGGAAGAAGTCCTCCGCAACGAGGGCCGCGACGAAGCGCGCGCCTTCTACATGGCGCGCCGTGTTGATATGGAGGCCGGTGCGGAAGTGAGCTGGCCGGAAGTCCGTCCGCTCTACCTCCTGATGGAGTTGCGCGTCAAGATCGGCGCACCCGCCTTCGACGCGGAACAGCAGAACGACCCGATTTCGAGCGATGACGCGCTTTTCGGAACGATAACTTTCTGGGTCGAGCGATTGACGGACTGGGTGATGTTCGGCGCTTGCGATCCGTCTCTCGGAAAGAACAACAAAGGCCGCGATCCATCCGCCATCCTGATCGGCGGGTTGAACAGAGAGACAGGCATTCTCGATGTCGTCGAGGCGTCGATCCGCCGCCGCCTGCCGGATCGGATCATTTCCGACATCATCCTCTTCCAGGAGGAATATGGCTGCATCAAGTGGGCAATCGAGGCCGTGCAGTTTCAGGAGTTCTTTCGCACGACGCTTGTCGCGCGGTCGGCGAAGCTCGGCATTCCCGTCCCGGCGGTGCCTGTCATCCCGAAGACAGACAAGGCGCTGCGCATCGAATGCATCCAGCCGCATGTCAATAACGGCCTCATCCGCCTGCATTCGCGCCAGCAGGCGCTCATCGACCAGATGCGGCATTACCCGATGGTCGATCATGACGACGGAGTCGATGCACTCGAAATGCTCTGGTCGATCGCCGTTGCGGGACAGGCAGCGGCCGGGGCGACGGTGCCGCCCGTCCCGCGCCGGACATCGCAGGGCAGGCAGATGTTCGGCAGGCGCGGTACAGGCATGTTCAGAAGAGGTCAGACATGAGCGTTTTTTCGAGGCTTGTCCGTTTCGTCACCGGCACGCCCGACACCCCGCGGACCCATGTGCGCGAGGCGGCGGGCATGACGATTGATGAGGATGCGGGCTGGACGCGGCTCGGCGCGGACAGGAAGCGCGACCTCAGCCCGATCTCACAGCGGCGCATGCAGGAGCTGGCCGCACATCAGTGGGAGGCAAACCGCATCGCCAATCGCCTGATCGAGCTGCCGACCGCGTTTCTGCTTGGCGAGGGCGTGAAGCTCGAAGCCGACGATCCGGAGGCGCAAAAAAGGCTGGACAGGTTCTGGTCGGACCCACTGAACCGGATGGACCTGAACCTCGAAAAGCATGTCAGGGAGCTGGCCCTCTTCGGCGAGCAGCTCTGGCCCGTTTCCGTCCATCCCTACACAGGCTTCGTGCGGCTGAAAAAGCTCGACCCGAGCGATATCGAGAAAGTCATACTCGATCCGGATAATGTCGCCGCCGTCATCGGCGTGCAGACGCGCAATCGCGGGGGCAAGCGGAAGCTGTTCCGCGTGATCTACAACGCCGCCGATGAGGACCTGTTCAGCCCGCCCGCGCAGAAGCTTCGCGCGGCGATGACGGACGGCGATTGTTTCTACTACCGCATCAACGATCTTTCGAGCGGCGCGCGCGGCCGCAGCGACCTGCTATCCGCCATCGACTATGCCGATGTGTACGACCAGTTGCTGTTCGGCGAGGCGGAGGGCTCCGTCATCAAGCGCGCGGTGCTTTGGGATGTGACTGTCAAAAACGCGACGCAGGAAGAGGTCGAAGAGCGCGCCAGGAACATCTCCGCGCCGGAACCGAATTCCATCCGGGTTCACAACGACAACGAGGAATGGCAGGTGCTGACCCCGGACCTCAAATCTTCCGATGCCGACACGATCTCGCGGCTGATCCGCAACCACATCCTCGGCGGCGCGACGGTGCCCGAGCATTGGTTCGGCGGCGGCGGCGATGTCAACCTCGCAACGGCATCGAGCATGGGCGAGCCCACCTACAAGGTGTTCTCGCAACGCCAGCGGCTCCTCAAGGCAATCCTGGAAGACGTCGCCCGCTATGTGCTGCGCCAATACGCGCTTTCGCTCGGTATCCCGGAAATCGCCGAGACCGACGAATGGCAGCCGCGCGCGCTCTTCCCGGAACTGACCGCCCGCGACGTCGCAAAATATGCCGCCGCCCTGCAACAGGTGACGGTCTCCTGCGCGCAGGCCGTCACGGCGGGCGTCATGTCGGAAGACACGGCCGTCCGGCTGATTGCCCTTGTCGCTGGATTGCTCGGCCTCGAAATCGACCCCGCCGAAGAGCTGACCGCAGCCCGCGCGGAAGCCTCGAAGCGGCGCGAGGCGGACGCCTTCACGCTACCGCCCATGCCGGTGACGCCGCCTGTGACGGCGGCGGAACCCGCGCCAGGTGACGCATCGTGACCGAGGCGGAGAGGCGGCGGCTTTTCGCCCGCGAGGTAGCCGCCCGGCTGCGCGCCTCGAATGCGATTCAGAAGGACGCCGCCGCCAGGGCGCATGCACTGCTCGTCAAAGCACAGAAGGAAATCGCCGAAATCCTCAATGGCGCGCCGAGCGATTATCGCCGGTGGCAACTCACGGAATTGCAGGCGAGCGTCGAGCGCGCCCTGGCCGACCTGCGCCCGCGCCTCGACGGTGCGCTGCAATCCGGACTCGGCGCGTCGTGGGAGGCCGGTACGGCGATGGTTGACGCGCCCCTCAACGCGGCCGGCCTCGACATCGCCACACGCCTCAACGCGGTCGATGCGCGCATCCTCGTCCGCATGGAAGGCTTCCTCACCGACCGCATCAAGGACGTGACGGCCGATCTCGCCAAGCGCATCAATGGCGAAATCGCGTCGGCCGCCACCGGCATACAAACACCCTTCGAAGCGGCCGCCAGCATCGGCGAGGCGTTGCAGTCGGGCGGCATGCGCCGCGCCAACACCATCGTCCGCACGCAACTCGGCAGCGCTTTCTCCGTCGCGGCGCAGGAGCGGCAGATGCAGGCGAAAGCGATGCTTCCTGGCATGCAAAAGCAGTGGCGGCGTTCCGGCAAGCTCCATTCGCGTTACGAACACGATGCGATCGACGGACAGATCAGGGATGTCGATAAACCGTTCGATCTTCCGAACGGAGTCTCGATGATGCATCCGCGCGATCCCGCCGCGCCGGTCGGCGAAATCATCAACTGCGGCTGCACGAGCCTGCCCTACATGTCGAGCTGGGAGGTGTCCCGCCCAGGGCGGCAAGCCTTCTCGGCTGAGGAGCTGGCGGCGAGCCCGCAAAAGCGCCTGATCGCCACCGCTTTCGATGACTGAAACACAACTCGTTAAATTCGTGTTCAAAGACCAGTCCGGCATATCGGGGCATGCCGGTGCCAAAAACGCGCCCAGCGCGTCCAATTCGCGTTCAAATTTGATGCTGGGGGCGCGGGGTGACGGCAGGTTCCGGCAAACCCGCCCAGGAGGCGGGCGAAACCTCCTTTCCTCGCCGCCGCCGGAATAGCTTCCGGGCAGTCAGAACCACCCCCGCGCAGCGATGCTGCCTCCGAAATCAACCCGGAGGCAAGCCTTGTCCCGACAAAATTCTCAAACGACGAAACCGGCCCCGGCCCTGGCCCCGGCCGATGCCAGTGTCGAAGCGTCCGCGCAGATATCGGAGCTGCAGGCGGCGTTGTCCGCCGCGCAAAAAGAAATCGCCGCGCTGCGGAGCGAGCGCGACGAGATGGCGGCGAAGCGCGCCGCACTAGCCCCCGCACCCGCACCGGCGTGGCGGCGTGAAGCGGCGCTCACGGAGGAAGAAGCCGCTCTCGCTCTCGCGCTCGGCATTGCGGCGGAGCATGTTTTCGCGGTCAACCTCGAAACCCGCACCATCGTCACGCCCGACGGCCGCGCACACCGCGAAGGCGGTGATGCATGAACAAGCGTTTCCGCAAGAGGCTTTTGGGGCGGGGGATGTCCGGCGCACGCTTCGCCGAGGCGACAGAGCCCGACATGCTCGCGCTGCGCGATCTGATCCATGGCGCGCTGCGCAAGCTCCTTCAGCTCGCTGGTGAGGACGATCCGTGGCCCTACGTCACGGCACTCTATGCCGACAGCGTCGTGGTCGAATACGACGGCAAGCTCCTCCGCTACAGCTATGCGGTGGACGGCCAGGAGGTGAAATTCGCCAACCCCGTCGAGGTGCAGCGGGAATTTGTGCCCGTTGCGCCCGTCATCGCGGCGGCAGCCGAACCCGCGCAATCGACGGCACTCGTCGCGGCGCTCGTCGAGGCGGCGGGCGATGTCGATACCTACAAGGTCCGCGTCATCCGCGCGGGGGTTTCGGCCAACAAAAACTTCTATCCCGACGCCGTTCTGCGCGAATCCGTGCCGCTCTTCAACGGCGCACGGGTGTTCGTGAAGAGCGACCGCGAGCATCTGTCGGGCGGCGGCAAGGATGTCCGCGCCCTGATCGGCGCGCTTTCCGACGCGGTCTTCGTCGAAGGCTCGCGGCCTGATACGGGCGAAATCATCGCCAAGATGACGCTGATTGTCGGCGACGGCGATCCTGTCGCCATCCGCCTGCGCGAGGCGGTTGCGCTCGGCCTCAACGATCTTTTCGGACTCAGTGTTGATGTGTCCGGCACAGCCACGCAGGGACCCGGCGGCGTGAAGATCGCCCAGACATTCCAGCGTGTTCACTCTGTTGACCTGATCGTGGAGCCCGGCGCGGGCGGTCAGGTGATTTCCTTTCTCGAAGCCGCGCCTGAAACCCAAGCAGGAGCCAAAATGGACCGGGATGCGTTGATCGCTCTCATCCAGAGTGCCAACGCGGCGCTTCTGGACGGCAAGGACCTTGCCACCATCACTCTCGAAGAGCTTCAGGCCATCCTCGCGGAAGCCCTGAAGGCCAAGGCGGCGCCGGAACCGGCGTCGGAAACCAACCTTCTCGAAGCGGTCGATGCGCGCATCCGCATGCGCGAGGTCGTGAACAAGTCGAAGCTTCCGGAGAAAGCCAAGGCGCGCATCATCGACGAATTCTCCGCCCGCGACCGCTTCACCGAGGCGGATGTCACCGGCCGCATCGCGGCGGAGGCCGAATATCTGGCTGCCGCTGGCGGCGGAAATGTTGGCGGCAATGTTTCGCACGATCAATTCCCGTTCATCGAAAGCGGCGAAACCCGGCCCGAAAAGATCGGCCACATGTGGGATGCGTTTTTCGATCCCGCGCATAAGGACCACCGCCACGCCCGCTCATTCAAGGCGTGCTACATCGAGGCGACGGGCGACACGCGCGTCACCGGCCGCGCGCCGCGCGGTCAGACCCGGTTCACCGAAGCCGACACTTCCGATTTCGCCGCAACGCTCGGCGACGGCATTCACCGCCGCCTCCTCGCCGACTATCGCGCGGTGCCCGAGCTGGCGATGTATCGCCGCCTTACCGGCGAGCCGGTGCCGCTGAACGATTTCCGCAAGCGCGAGCTGGCGCGCTTCGGCGGCTATGGCGACCTTCCGACCGTCGCCGAAAGCGGCAGCTACACCGCCCTCGCCACGCCGAGTGAAGAGAAAGCGGAATACACGCCCGCCAAGCGCGGCGGAACCGAAACCGTGACGCTTGAGATGATAAAAAACGACGATGTCAGTGTCATCCAGGCGATCCCGCGCAAGATGGCGCGCGCGGCCGCGCGCACACTGACGAAGTTCGTGATGGACTTCATCAGGACGAACCCGGCCATTTACGACACCAAGACGCTCTTTCATGCCGATCACGGCAATCTCGGCGCCTCGGCGCTCTCCGCCGTCACCTACGCCGCCGCGCGCCTTGCCATGGTGTCGCAAAAGGAAGCGGGGTCCAACGAAAGTCTCAATCTCCCGCCTCGCACCCTGTGGATTCCGTTCGGGCTCGAAGAGACGGCCTACAATATCTTCCCGCGCGGGACGAATCTCGACCCGACCTTCGTTCAGACGCTGCGGCCTGACATCGTGCCGGTCTGGTACTGGACCGACGCGAACGACTGGGCCGTCTCGGCCGACCCGCTCGACATTCCGATGATCGAGCTGGGGTTTCTAGACGGACAGGAAGAGCCGGAAATTTTCGTCCAGGACAACCCGAATGTGGGCTCGTTCTTCAGCAACGACGAAATCACCTACAAAATCCGGCACATCTATGGCGGCGCGGTTGCCGACTATCGCGGCCTCTACAAGTCCGTCGTGGCGTAAGGGGGCGCGGTTATGCTGGGCGACTACGAAGCTCTGGTGAACGATATGGTCCGCGATCATGTAGATCGCATCGCGGCGGACCAGTTGTCGCGCGCCATCGCTCTCGCGGTCGCCCAGTATTCGAAAGACCGTCCTCGCAAGGTGATAGAGGACATCGCATTTGCGGACGGCAGCATCAGCGCGCCGGAGGGCGAGATTGTCTCGATTGAATTGCCGATCGGTAATCGCCCGCCGTCCTTCCTCCCGGCGTCCGCCTGGGAAATTTACGACACGCCCGCAGGGGCGCTGCTCTTTGTGCGCGCCGCCGGTGACGCGACCGCGCGCATCACGTTCCGGCGCGCGCATCTTCTGGATGCGGAGACGGACACCGTCCCCGCCACCGACCGCGAGGCGGTGGCGAGCTATGCGGCGGCGATCCTGTTTGACCAGGTCGCGGCCGCGACCTCTGGCGACGGCAATCCGAGCATCGCGGCCGACACCGTCAATCACGCCGCCAAGCCGGAAAATTACGCCAAGCGCGCCGAACGGCTGCGCGCGCGTTATTACGATCTGATTGGCCTCGACCCGAAGCGCGGCAAGGCCGCGAGCGTCACCGTCACGCGGCCTGTCGGCGACAGCGGCGGCGGTCCGCGCCTGCAACATGGCCGGAGGCGCATCCAGTGACGGAAATCAAGATCACGTCCAATTCCGGCACGATAGCGCGCGCATGGGCGCAAGCGCCTGATTTTTTTATCGAGGAAGCCCACGCCGCCGTTACCGAGGGCTCGCTGCTACTGGAGCGCGAGACGAAAGAGCGCACGCCGACCAGCGGCGCGGGCACGCTGCGCGACGGGATCGCCGCGATACCCGTCAGCATCGGCGACCGTGCCGTGACGGGCGGCGTCGGCACCGCCATATCCTACGCGGCGGCTGTCGAACTCGGCGCGAAGCCGCACTGGATGCCCATCGAGCCGCTTGAGGACTGGGTACGTCGCAAGCTCGCAAAGCGCGGCGACGAGGTGCAGGAAGTCGCCCGCATGGTCTGGTTCAAGATCGCGCATCGCGGAACCAGGGGCCGCTTCATGTTCCGCGATGCCGCCAATGCGGCCGAGGCGCAGATCGTCACGATGCTTGAACGCGCGGCCGAGCGCGCACTTGAACGCCTGGAGGCGGAAGCGCGATGACCAGCACCGAAGCCGTGCGCGCCGCGATCGGCGCCAAGATGCTCACCGTGGCGGAAATCGGCCGCGTCCACCCTTATGAGCGCTACGCGAAGGACACGGCGGGGTTTCAGTCCCTCTATGGCTGGCGCGCGTCGGGCGCAACCGTCGATGAGATTCGCGGGTGGTTCATCCACCGGCGCGCGTGCCGCGAATATGAGCGCACCAGATCGACCTGTCGCGTCGAGACAGACTGGATGATCCGTGGCTATCTCGGACTTCAGGATGCGCGCGCCACCGCGCTCATCATGGACGCCCTCGTCTCGCGTCTCCAGGACGCTTTCCGTCAGGATCCGACGCTCGGTGGCGTCGTCGAGCGCCCGCGCGCGCAGACCGAAGTGCCGGTGGGGATGCAGATGGCGGAGAGCGGACCTTATATGTTCGCCGGGATTCTGAGCCACGGCGTCACGCTCACGCTGATGACGACGCATTACGCGCCGAGCTATCCGGCTACCGATGCGCTCGACGATCTCAAGATCATCCATGCCAATTGGGAATTGCCGCCGCGCGCCCTGACAGGCCCGGCGTTACCTGACGACGACGACGCGGTGGCGTCGGATCATCTTTCCAACCTTGATGAGGACTGACCGTGAGCGACAGCACCCGCCCGAAAATCCATGTGACGCCTTGCGAGGGCCGCACCGTCCATTTCCCAGGCGGGGCGGAACAGCTTCCGTCTATCGGCGCGACGGTTGACGACGCACCTTACTGGCGCCGCCTCGCGCGTGACAAGGATGTCGTGATTTCCGCGCCCGCGCCGAAACCCGTGAAGAAAAGGGACACCTGACATGATCACCTTCGAGGCAATTCCTACCGACATTTTGACGCCGGGCAATTATTTCGAATTCTCGAACGCCCGCGCGGTACGCGGCCTCGCCATCATGCCGCACAAGATTCTGCTAATCGCGCAGAAGCTGCCCGGCGGCTCGGCTCCGGCGCTCACGCCGCTGCTCGTGTCGAGCGCCGATGCCGCCGCCACCCATGCGGGACGCGGCTCGATGGCGCATCGCATGGTCCGCGCGCTTTTGCGCACCAACCGCACAACCGAGCTGTGGGCCGTCCTGCTCGACGACGCAGCCGCCGGAACGGCCGCCCTCGGCAGCATTACTTTCACCGGCAATGCAACCTCTGCCGGGACGTGGTCCGGATATATCAATGGCGCGGCTGTCAAGCTTGGCGTAACGGCCGGTATGACGGCCGCGCAGATCGCCACCGCGCTCGCCGCCGCCATCTCCGCCAATCCCGACCTGCCAGTCACCGCAGTTGTCGATGGCGTCACGGCCTCGAAAGTCAATCTCAGCGCGAGGCATAAGGGTGAGACCGGAAACGGCATAGACATCCGCACGAACTATTTTTCTGGCGAGGCAAATCCGGCGGGGATCACGGAGGAGATCGCCGCCATGGCTGGCGGGACGGCGAATCCCGACATCATCGATGTTTTCGACGCAATCGGCGCGGAGTGGTTCACAACGATCGTCATGCCCTTCACTGACGCCGCCAATATGGCGGCGCTTGAGCAGGAGCTTGCGCGCCGCAACGGCCCGATGGTGATGACCGACGCCATCGCCTATGCCGCAATGCGCGGCTCGCAGGGCCAGCTCGTGACGTTCGGCAATAGCCGCAACTCGCAGCATGTGTCGGTCATGGGCGTGCCGCCCGCGCCCGAGACACCGGAGGAATGGGCGGCGGCCTATGCCGGAGCGGCGACTTTCGCGGCGGAGATCGACCCGGCGCAGCCGGTGAGCGACGTGACGCTGACCGGGCTCAAGCCGCCTGCGATCACCGAACGCTTCCTGCGCGAGCAGCGCGACGTGCTGCTCAAAAACGGGATTGCCACCTTCACGGTCGATGCGAACGGCAATGCCGTCATCGAGCGGGCGGTGACGATGTACCAGCTCAACGGCGACGGCCTGCCTGACCGTTCCTATCTCGACAGCGAGGTACTGCGGACACTCTCATACCTGCGCTACACGATGCGCGCCCGCTTCTCGCAGCGGTTCCGGCGCAAGAAGCTCGGTCAGGATGGCACACGCGGTCCGAATGTCGTCACGCCGAAGGACGTGCGCGGCGAGCTGATCGCGCTCTTCGGTGACTGGGCGGAGCTTGGACTGGTGCAGGACATGGAGCAGTTCAAGCGAGACGCGGTCGTTGAGATTTCGGCGGCGGACGCGAACCGCTTCAACGTCATTATCCCGCCGCACTGCATCAACCAGCTCCGCGTGATCGCCGGGCAAATCCAGTTCATCCTGTAAGGAGGAAGCATGTCACAGTTTCTTGGCCGGGCTGAGATCACGCTGAACGGCGAGGTCTATGACAGCGCGCCCGGCGCGACACTCAACCTGGGCGGCATCAAGAATACCGCCAAGATTTATGGCAGCAAGGTCGGACGCGTCGAGGAGCTGGAAGCCTCGACGCTCTCGATGGAAATTCCGCTTGAGGCGGGCAAGTCGCTGGCGGCGGTGCGCGACCTGAAGGACGCCACTGTCATTTTCAAGGCGGATACAGGCCAGAGCTTCATCATCCGGAATGCGTTCCGTACCGACAACATTTCGCTCAAGGATGGCGATGGCGGCAATGTCTCCATCGCCATCGCTGGCGATCCCGCCGAGGAGCTGATGTGATGGAGAAGATTTTCCTCAAGCATCCGCTCGAATTGAAAAACAAGGAAACCGGCGAAGTCGTGCAGCGCATCGACCATGTCGTCATGGTGCGGCTGAAGACGGGTGCCTATCTCAACGCGCTCGACGAGGCCGGAAGCAAGCAGGGTTCTCTGATGCGCGCGCTGCTTTGCCGCGCGGCGCGCCTTTCGGCGGAGAGTGTCGATCGCCTCGAACTCGAGGATTTCATGACGCTCGCAAAGGAGCTGGAAAGTTTTTTGCCGAGTGGCCTGAAGACTGGCGCGAGCGGTTCGAGCTTGTCGCCGGAACCTTCGGGCTTCCCGCAGGATGGGAGCGATGGGGACCCGCTGAACTAGGGTTCTGGTTCGCGCGGGCGGCGCGCTGGCAAGAGCGTTTGTTGAAGGCGACGAAAAGCCGATGATGAAGCTATCTGTCATCCTTGAGGCGATCGACCGGGTGACCGCGCCGGTGAAAAGGATATCCGGCGCGGTCGCCGGCCTGGGCAAACAAATCGGATTCGAACGCCTGACCGCCGCCGCCCGCGCCACGGGCGGCGCTTTTCTCGACACGCTCAAGCAAACGACGATCTTTGCGGCGAAGGTGACGGCGGCGGCCGGTGTCGCGCAGGCCGCGTTTATGGCCATGACTATCGGCGCGGCCGATGCGGTCGGGAGCATCAAGGACACGGCCGAGCGGATCGGCATCACGACGCAGAGCTATCAGCGACTCGGTTATGCGGCGAAGCTCTCGGGATCGGATCAGGCGGAGCTTGGCCAGGGGCTGACGCTGCTCAACCGGCAGATCGACGCAGCGGCTCGCGGCAACAAGGCCGCGCGGAACGAGTTCCGCCGCATGGGGATCGACCTCAGGGACCAGAACGGCAAGGTCAAGGACACCGAGCAGGTGTTCCGCGAGCTGGCAGATCGCATTTCGCGGATGCCGGATGGCGCGGCGAAATCGGCAACCGCGATGCGCTTCTTCGGGCGCTCGGGCGCGAATCTCGTGCCGATGCTCAACCAGGGCTCGGCTGGACTTGCCTCGCTCGCGGCCGAGGCGGAGCGCTTCGGCATCGTGCTTTCAACCGAGACGGTCGAGGCTATCGACAGCTTCGGCGACGGCATGGACCGCTGGCGGACTGTCACGCAAGGGCTGCAATTCGCTATCGTCGGCGGGCTGATGCCGGTGCTTAATCCGCTGCTGATCCGCGCGACAGAATGGCTTGCGCTCAACCGGGCCATCATCGCCGAGAACCTTTCGGCATTCTTCGCCGGGCTGCCGCGCTATATCGAGATCGTCATCGGCGCATTCAAGGTTTTGTTCGCCGCCCTCGCGCCCGTCGTCAAGGCGATCGGGGTGCTCTCCGATCTCATCGGGCCGACCAACACGGCGCTTGTGCTCCTTTCCGCGACGATCGGCACCAAGATGGTGTTGAGCGTGATCCGCCTCACAAGCACGCTATGGCCTCTCGGCAAGGCGTTTGTTGCCGTGGCGGCCAGCCTTGGCAAGCTGGCCTTCGCTTCAATCGCCTCGATGCTCGGCACCTTCACTCTCGCGCTCCAGGCTGGCACTGGCGTCATGGCCGCGTTCAACGCCGTGCTGCTCGCCAATCCGATCGGCGCCGTGGTGCTGGCAGTCGTCGCGCTGGCGGGCGCGGCATACCTGATCTATCGCAATTGGGGCGGCGTATCCGGCTGGTTCAAGTCGCTTGGCGCCGCGCTGATTTCCATCGCGCAAGGCATCGGCGAAGTGTTTGCGGGTATCTTCACGCTCGACATGGACCGCATCGTCGGCGGCCTCAAGACGCTGTGGGGCGGCTGGGTGGAGTGGTTCAGAACGCTCCTCGATCCCGTTCTGGCAATCCTGGACGGGCTCTGGTCGGCGGGCGGCGGCGCGGTCGCCGCCGTCACGCGTTTCTTCGGCGATGAGGCAGGCAATGGCGGTGCACCGCCACCACCGGCGGCATCGGTTCCAGTGGCGGCGCGGTCGGAAGTCGGCGGCGAGGTGCGCATCCGCGTCGATGCCGAAGGCCGCCCGCGCGTCGAACGGGCGCGCAGCGACAACCCCAGCGTGCCGCTGGCGGTCGATACCGGGATGGTGATGCCGTGAGCTGGCTCGACACACTCCGCCCCGCCTCGTTTCGCGGCCTCGGATTCTTCGTCGAGACGGGTGATAAATCCTTCGGGCCGCGCGTCATCGTGCATGAGGTCGCGCAAGGCGACGAGCCGTGGCACGAGTTCAACGGCTCAATCCCGCAGGAAATCACGCTCGAAGCTGTTCTGCTCGGTGACGACAGCGCCGCGCAGGCTGTCGCCTTCGAGGCCGCGCTTGCGGAAAAAAGCACCGGTCGCCTCGTGCATCCGATCTATGGTGAGATCGACGTCGTCGTTATCCCGCCCGTGCGCTCGCGCTTTTCGACGGCCGAGGGCCGCGTCCATCGCTTTGCACTCACGTTTCAGCGCGCGGGCACCGAGGCGCAACCCGTTGCGACGGTCGATACTGCCGCCGCAGTGGACCGCGCAGGCATATCGGCGCTTTCCGCCGTGCTCGACGATTTTGCCGCCCGCTTCTCGCCCGCCTCCGGCGCAAGCTTCGTCGCCGATGATGCGGCGTCGTTCCTGCGCGACATGGCGGGCAGCGTGGCGCGGCGCTTCCGCATCGCCGGGCTCGGCGGCACGGGTGCGGCGGACGGCTTGCCTGGCGGGGGCCTTGAAACGGTTTTGAACGTCACGGCCTCGACGATCCCGTCCGCCCGTGCGCTCGGAGGCCTTCTGCTCTCGCTCTTCGATCTTCCATCATCCTCTTCCTCGCGCCTCACCGCTTTCCCCCGCACGCTACTCGACCTGGGCGATACGTCCGGGCTCGGCTCGCAGGCGACGCCCGCGCCCCAGACGACGCCGTCGCGCATCATCGCGGCCGCCAATCGCTCGGCCGTCATCACGCTGATGCGCGCGGGCGCGGCCGTCAACGCGGTGCGCGCCGCCAGCCTCACCGGCTGGACAAGCCGCGATGAGGCGCTGACATGGCGCGACAGCGCGGCCGAGGCGCTCTCAGACATTTCGGAGCGGATTTCCGACAGCGAGGGCGACGGATGGCGGAAGGTCATCGACCTTCGCGCGGCGATGGTGCGGGACGTGACGACGCGCGCGGCGCCGCTTCCGCGCCTCTATTCGGTGCGCCCGGCACAGACGATCTCCGCGACACTGCTCGCCTACCAACTCGATGGAGACGCAGCCTCCACGCTCTTTGCGCGCGCCGACGACATCGTGGCGCGCAACAAGGTCAGACATCCCGCCTTCGTCGCGGGCGGTGCGGCGATCGAGGTGCTTAAATGACGCCGGGCGAGATTGTATTGAAAATCGACGGTCTCGACTGGCGCGGATGGGAGAGCGTCGAATTCGAGCGCGCCATCGATCGTGCCGCCACAGCCTTTCAGCTTTCCGTCACCGAAAAATGGACAGGCCAGAAAGTGCGGAGGCCGATTCTTCCGGGCAGCGAATATGAACTTCTGCTCGATGGCGAGAAGGTCGCTGCCGGATATATCGATGCCGTCGCCGTCGATTATGACACGGCGTCTCATACTATCCGGCCGCAGGCGCGCGACCGCGTCGGCGATGTCGTCGATTGCGCGGCCGTCGTCGACGGCGATCATGAATGGTATGGCCTGACGCTGACGGAAATCGCCGCGCGCCTCTGCAAGCCCTATGGCGTTGCGGTGCGCGCCGATGTCGATGTGGGCGCGCCGATTGCCCGTTTCGCAATCCAGCCGGGCGAAGCCGCATGGGACGCCATCGAGCGCGCCGCGCGCTTCCGCGCGGTGCTGCCGACAAGCGATGGGCTTGGGACGCTGGTGCTGACCCGCGCGGGCCGTGCCGGGCGCATCGGCGGCGCGCTGATGCTTGGCAGACACATCAAGCAGGCGTCGGCCACATTCTCAAACGCCGAGCGGCACTCGCTTGTCGTCGTGCGCGGGCAACAGGAGGCGACTGATGATCTCGACGGCCTCGCGCAGACGCAGCCGGAGGGCCGCGCTCACGATCGTGGCATCGCACGCTGGCGGCCCACCGTCATCATCGCCGAGGCGGCAGGCGACGGCGCAAGCTTCTCTGAACGCGCGGCATGGCGGGTGCGCGTCGCGCGCGGGCGCGGCCTCTCCGTCACCTACACCGTGCCGGGCTGGCGCGACCCTGACGGCGCGCTCTGGCAGCCGAACCGCATCATCAATATCGTGGACGCGTATCTCGATCAGGACGGAGAGCGGCTGATTTCCGCCATTCGGCTGCGGCATTCGCTGCACGGCGGCACCGAGGCGGAGCTGACGGTCGCGCCGGTCGATGCGTTCGATCTTCTTCCAGACCCGGAACCCGAGCCTGAAGAGCCCGGCTATTGGGGAGAGGTGCAATGAGCGCGTTTAAATCCATGCTCAAGCCGCTCCGCGAGCGCGTCATGCTGATGATCGCCAAGGCCGTGGTGACGATGACCGACGATGGTGGCGGTGTGCAGCGGGTGCAGATGCGGCTGCTTTCAGGCGAGACGCGCAGCGCCGCCTCGCGGTTCCAGAACTACGGCCTGTCATCGCGGCCGGCCGGTCAGGCGCTTGCGGTGGCGCTCTTTGTCGGCGGCGGGCGCGATCATCCGCTTGTCGTGGCGCTGGAAGACACGGCCGCGCGCCCGCGCGGCCTCCGTCCAGGTGAGGTCATCGTCTATGACGATCAGGGTCAGAGTGTGCATCTGACGCGGGACGGCATCGTCATAGACGGCGGCGGCCGCGCGGTGACGATCCGCAACGCGCCAAAGCTGCGCGCGGACGTTCCGCTCTTCGAGTGTACGGGTGAGATCAAGGATCGCTGCGATGCGGGCGGCGTGACGATGGCCGGAATGCGTTCCGTCTATGACGGCCACACGCATCCGGGAGATAGTGGCGGTCAGACGGGCGGCGTCAACCAGAAGATGAACCCATGATAGCGGTCGGATGGAATGGCGAAGTGATGGCGGGCGATGTGCTGCGAGGCGCGGTCGGCCTTGCGCGCGACAACAGCTTGCAAACCTGCGTTGTGCTCTCGCTCTTCACCGACCGCCGCGCCCGCGCCGACGATCCTCTTCCCGCCACCTCGGCCGATCGTCGCGGCTGGGTGGGCGATGCGCTTTCGGATGATGGCGATCAATGGGGCTCGCGCCTCTGGCTTCTCCGCCGCGCGAAAGAGACCGAAGAGACGCGGCGGCGGGCGGAGGAATATGCGCGCGAGGCGCTGCAATGGCTGATATCCGATACGCTCGCCTCGCGGCTCGACGTGGCGGCCTCCTGGGTGGCCCGCGGCGTTCTCGGCCTTGCGATCTCCATCACTCTCGCTGGCGGCGCGGTCGAGCGCTACAACCTCGCGCTCGCCGCCGGACTCGGTGAGGCCGCCTGATGCCATTCGCCATCACCCCTCCGTCCGCGATCCGCGACCGCCTCGCTGCGGAATTCGAGGTGGTCTTCGAGGGCGCTGACCCGCGCAATCGCCGATCCGTCGAGATGGCGCTCGTGCGCGCCATCTCGATTGCAAGCCGCGAGCTGCACGGACATATCGCCTGGGCGATCAGGCAGGTTTTCGTGGCGGATTGCGACGATGACTTTCTGCCTGTGCATGCGGCTCTCTGCCGCCCGCCGGTCGAGCGGCGGGCGGCGCTCGCCGCATCGGGCGGCGTGACGATATCCGGCACGCCGGGCGAGACTCTGCCTGCGGGCGCCGAGCTGCGGCGCGCCGACGATCTGCGTTTCATTACACTGATTGATGCGACCATCGGTATCGACGGAACCGCCTCCGCCGCCGCCGCCGCCGCGCAGCCGGGCGCGGCCTACAACACGGCAGCCGGAACCCGGCTCAATCTCATCGCGCCTGTGGCGGGTATCGCGGGAAACATGCTCGTCGCGGCTGGCGGTATCGCGGGCGGCGCGGATATCGAGAACCCGGAGAGCTGGCGGGCGCGCATCATCGAGCGCATGCAGGATGATGCTGATGGCGGCAATGCCGCCGATTATCGCGCATGGGTGCAGGACGTGGTTGGCGCGACCAGCGTCTGGGTATATCCCAATCACATGGGCCTCGGCACAGTCGGCGTGACCTTCGTCATGCCGGATGGCTCGATCCCTGACGGCGCGGTGCTCGCAGCCGTCGAAGCGCATCTCGCGGCCGAAGCGCCCGTAACGGCAGTCCTCTATGTCTTCGCACCTGTCGCCGACGAAATCGACTTCGAGGTTGCGCTGACGCCCAACACGGCCGCAAACCGCGCCTATGTCACGGCGGAGCTTGCCGACATCCTCATCCGCGAGGCAGCTCCGGGCGGCACGATGCCGCTTTCGCGCCTGTCGGCCGCCATCTCGTCTGTCGCTGGCGAATACAGTCATGTCATCGTCACACCCGCCGCGCCCATCGTCTCGCCGCCCGGACATATCGCCCGCCTGGGTAATATCGTGTGGAGCGCATGATGGATCGCGCGGCTTACCGCCACCTCGTCCTCTCGCTGCTTCCGCGCGGCGATGCATGGCCGCGCGAGGCAGGCACCGCGCTTTCCGATCTGGCCGGTATCATTGCCGGTGAGTTCGCCCGCCTCGACACCCGCGTTGACGATCTCTTGAACGAGGCCAATCCCGCCCGCACCCTGGAAATGCTTGCCGACTGGGAGGCAGCCTACGGCCTGCCCGACGCATGTGCGGGCAATAACCAGACGCTCGACGGCCGCCGCGAACGGCTGCTTCAGAAGCGGGCGATGAAGGGCGGACAGTCGAAGCCGTATTTCATCTCGCTCGCTGCGGCGCTTGGCTACGCAGTCGATATAACGACCTTCGCCGTCGCCACATGCCAGAGCGCGTGCACCACGCCGCTCTATGGCGAGCCGTGGCGCTTTGTATTCCGCGTCGATGCGCCCGCCGTCACGATACGCGAAGCGACATGCGAGAGCGGCTGCGACGAGCCCCTGCGTATTTGGGGAAATCAAATTCTCGAATGCGCCGTGCGGAGGCACACGCATTCGCACAACCACGCACTTTTCAGCTACGGAGCCTGACATGCAGCGCATATCCACGCCGACCAAGGCCGAGGACCTTTTCGGGCCGGGCAAGCACGGTTTCCGCGATGGCGATCCGCTGACCGCCACGCCGCCCACGACGCTTTCGGCTGCCTTCTTCAACTCGCTGCAGGAGGAGGTCGCCAATGCGATCGAAGGCCTCCTCGGCCCGCTCGTCGATGGCGACCGGACGCAGCTCAAACAGGCGATCATCGCCTCGGCCGCGGGCCGGGTTGCAAAGAGCGGCGATACGATGACAGGCGGCCTCGGCACGCCGACGCTCACGGTGAAGGCGCTTGCTGGATCGAACGCACCGATCTATTTCCGCGATGAGGCGGCGCTCGGTCAGGCCATCATCTACTGGAACCGCTCGATCGACGCGCTCTGCCTGTCGGTATATGGAGCGGACGGCGCGACGGTCGCCAACGCCATCAACATCTACGCTGATGGCCGATTGGAGACGAATAACGGCCCGACTACCAACAACAGCCTCGCTACTAAGCTCTACGTTGACGGCCGCACGATACCTGCAGGAGCAGTACAGTACTTCGCCGGGCAAACAGCGCCGTCCGGCTGGCTCGCGGCGAATGGCGCGGCTGTCTCGCGCGCGACATACGCGACGCTCTTCGCTGCAATTGGCACCACATTCGGCGCGGGAGACGGCGCGACAACCTTCAATTTGCCCGACCTGCGCGGCGAATTTCTGCGCGGGTTCGATGCGGCGCGCGGAGTCGATAGCGGGCGTGTTTTCGGCGCGGCGCAGACTGACGAACTGAAGAGTCACACACACGCAGTTCAGCGCGGCGAAAGCGTGAGTAACAACAATCAGTACATGGTAACGGGCGCGAATAATCCGGGCTACGGTACAACCACTACCACCGCGACGGGCGGCACCGAAACGCGTCCGCGCAATATCGCGCTCTTGGCGTGCATCAAATATTGAGGAATGGCGACATGTCACCAACGCTGTATCACTATCACCCATCGACCGGCGTATTGGTCGGGACATCGCTGGCGGCGGCCGACCCGCTGGAGCTTGAGGTCGCCCGCGACAATGCGCGGCGCGCTGTCCTCGATCCTGCCCGCGCCGCGATGGACGCCGCCACAAGCTCCGCACTCTCTGAACTGTCTATCGCCAACGCAGCCGCAGGAGACGACGCCGCTGCCCGCGCCTCCGCGGAGGCGGCTTTCGCGTCGGCGCTTGAGCTTCCCGCTGCGGCATTTGAAGCCGCGCGCATCGAGGCGGACGCAGCGGCGGAGGCTGTTGAGCCGACCATATGGCTGATCCCGGCGCACGCAACGCTCGCCGTTCCGCCCGCCGTGGGCACGGACGAACAGGTGAAATGGACAGGCGACGAATGGATTATTGAGCCGATTGAAGGGGGCGAATGATGGCGCTGCAAAAGCTGACGCTGCCGAATGACGATTTCGGACGGGCGGTGCCCGTGCTGCGGCCGCGCGCTGGCGGGGCGAAGCAGGGAACGGCTTCCGCCGCCTCGTCTATCATCGGCCCCTTCGCAGGGTCCGTGCGCGTGATATCCATCTACGCGGCGGGCGACATCCGCTATCAGACCGGCGGCGCGGCCGTGGAGGCGACGGCGGCGTCGCACAAGCTCGCGGCAGGCGAGCGGCATGTCATCTCGCTCGGCACGCGCGGCGACGTGCACACGCATCTTGCTATCATCCGCGCGGGTGCGGCCGATGTTGCGGTTGATGTGTCGGAGCTTGAATAGATGCGGCTTGGCGCCGGTATTCCTCTCTTCCAGCCTTCACCGGCGCGGCCCGTGTGGACGCATCCCAAGGCTGTCTGGGCATGCGATTTCGTGGACGCACGGCATGCGCTTGACGGGCGCATGCGCGATCTCTCGGCGCTCGTCACGGTGACGCGCTCGTCCTCCCACCTGCTGACCGACGCGGATGGCGTCATCCGCACCTTCGGCCACAACGCGCTCGCAACAGTGCCGGGGCGCGGGGCATATGTCGGCGCACAGGTTGCTAACCTGTATCAAAACCCTCGCATGATTGGCGCGCAGGTGGGTCAGCCGTTGCCGACTGGCGCGCCTACACGGTGGCAACCAACTGGCGCTCCTGCTGGAATTACATCAACCGTTGTCGATGTAGGAACGCGATATGGCCTCCCGTATTTCGCGGTGAGGTTTCACGGGACTGCATTGGCATCTGGCAATCAGTCCATCCGGCCTGAGGTCTATAATTCGATTCCGATGGCGGCCGGGCAGACTGTGGCGCAGGCTATTTCGGTGCGCCGTGTGGCGGGTCTTGCGCCCACGTTGATCTTGGGGATTGTGGGCTCCAACGACAGCAACGTTTTCGTGCAATCGTTTGGCAATGTAAGCGCCGCCCTCACATCTGACATCACCAGATTTTTCGGTTCAGGAGTGGCAACAGCCGGAGTGACGCGCGGCTATGGGCAACTCTCTGTGCCATTTGTGGAGGGGCAGAACTACGACTTCACAATCGAAATCTACCCACCATTACTCGTCGTCGGCGGCGGAGTAACTTTCGACCCTGGGTATGTCTTGCCGCCAGAGGGTGCGCAGGGTGTCAGCGTGCGCATGGCATCGGATGTGCGCGCGGCCAGCATGGATTGGTTCTCTGCGGCGGGGGCTGGCTTCAGCGTACTTGCGGAGGTGGACATTACGCATGTCGGCGATGGCGTGACGCGGCATATCATGACGATGGGCGTCGGTGTCAGCACCAATATCCGGCGGATGATGGTGTCAAGCGCCGGGCTGATCTCGGCGCAGATTTACAACACGGCAACAGGGCAGGCGGTGCTGCTCCAGCTACCCGGCGCTGTCGCAACCGGACGGCAGCGTATAGCAGTGCGGATGCAGCCCGGCGCGCATCGGCTTGCTGCTACAGGGCGTAGTGCGGTGGCATCGGTGGATGCAACGCCCCTCGAAAATCTGGAACGGCTGCACATCGGCCAAAACTACACGGGCTCGGCGGACGGGCTGAACGACACCATCCGCCGCCTTGAGATATGCCACCCGCTGACGGATGTAGAGATGGATGCGTGGGTGGCAGCATGAGCGCGATCACCACATACACGCTCCGCGCCGCCTCGGCTGACGCTCTGCACGCACTTCTGGTCGCGGCGAGCGCGGGCGGGGAGCGGCCTTACGCGTGGATGGACGGCGATGCACGCCGCTACGACGAGGCGCGCGTGCGACTGCCATATCCGGAATTCATGGCGGATGGTGCGGACCCCGAGACGGACGCACCGATATATGCGCCCACGGGATATTGGCTGTGCGCGGTCATGCTGGTCGATACCGTCGATGCGGCGCTCGCCGCCCTGGCGGCGGCGGAATGAGTTCCGCTCTTTTTAGAGCGGGGGGATGGGCGTTGTCGCGCCCAGAGCCGCGAGCACAACCTCGCATGATGAAAACCGGCCGATTTTCGGTCATCCCCGCACCCGCGCAACGGGCGGGTACTTGTAGGCGATCTGGCATCATGGAGTCTATCCGCAAAACCAAGCGTGTCCGCGCGCTCGTTCCTCCCGCGCCTTATATCGGCGGCAAAAGAAACCTCGCTTTGCGGCTCGTAAAGATGATCGCCGCCACGCGACATACGACCTACGCCGAACCATTTGTCGGCATGGGCGGTATTTTCTTTCGACGCGAACTGGCTGCGAAGTCGGAGGTCATCAACGATTTCAGCGGCGACGTGGCGAACTTTTTCCGAATCCTCCAGCGTCACTATCCGCAGTTTATGGAGATGCTGAAATTCCAGATCACGAGCCGCACCGCATTCGAGCGGCTGGTTAAGACCGATCCCGACACCCTGACCGACCTTGAGCGGGCGGCGCGCTTCATCTATCTCCAGCGGCTGGCTTTCGGTGGAAAGGTTGCTGGACGTAATTTTGGTGTCTCTCTCGACCGGCCCGCTCGGTTCAACGTCAACATGCTCGCGCCGCAGCTTGAAGAGCTGCACGAGCGTCTCGCCGGTGTCGTGATCGAGCGGCTGGACTTCGAGGCGTTTCTTGGAAAATACGACCGCGCCACAACGCTCTTCTATCTTGACCCGCCATATCACGGCAGCGAGGGTTATTATGGGCCTGGTATGTTTAGCAGGTCGGATTTCGACCGGCTCGCGGCGGCTTTGGCGCAGCTCAAGGGCCGATTCATTCTGTCGATCAACGACACTCCCGACATCCGCGAAACCTTCTCTGCCTTCGCTCAGAAGGCGGTGAAGACAAGCTATACGGCTGGCAGCGGCAGCAAGGTTGCGCGCGAGCTGATTATCACGAACTGAAAAAGGCCGCGCTTCGTGGCGCGGCCTTGCTGTTTGACATCGTCAACCTTCATCAAGCAGGCGGGCCAGCGCCAGCGCCGCCCGCCTCATGGGCGGCGGGGCCAGCATGGGATTGCGGCGCTCCAGCGCGACATCGAGCGCGACGCGTTCAAGAGCCAGCTCATGCACGCGTTTCAATGCCGTGCGGCCTGCCTCGATCTCCTGCCATGAGCGGGGGTGCAGACCGAGGCGCTCGGCAAGCTCCGACTGGGTGAGCCCAAGCCCTTCGCGGAGCGCGAGCAAGGCGGCTGTGTGGTTCTTCGGCATGACAAGCGGGCTCCTCGCTGCTATGGTTTGGAACCGGCCGGGGATTTCTCCCCGACCGGCCCCCGGACTTAACGGGAGATGGTGAGTGTCAGTCGCCATCTCCTGATCCGGACTTGGATTGTGAGCCTCATGCTCGCCTCCTTGTCCGTGCCGGGCACCATCGCCCGACGCAGAAACTATACGAAAAAACACCGTGTTCCACAAGAGGGAATACGGTGTTTTTGTGTTTATTTCGCCAAATAAGCGAAAATTTCTCGTATTTCAGAGGCGACGTTTAAAGATCAAGAACCAGCGGCGGTTTCGGTGCCAAATCGCACGCAAAAAGGTGCCAAATCGCGCGGCGCGCTACAGCCGCCACTATAGCCCAATCAGCGTGCGGGCGGGCAACCGCGCGAACGGCTTGCGGGATCGTCTCACAAAACTGGCTTAAGCGACTGGCTGGGGCGGGA